TGACACCGGTCACAATGTCGGCGCATGGTCAACGCATGTTGGAGGCGCGTGACATTGAATCCGTGTATGCACCTCACTCGGTTGACACGAAAGTGTTCACACCGACACACACGATTGATGGTGTTCCGACACGTGAGTTCATGGGTGTGAAGGATGACCAGTTCTTGGTGTCCATTTTCGCTGCGAACAAGTCTAACGGGATATTGCACAGGAAAGCTTTAGTCGAACAGATTATGGCGTTCAGCATTTTCAAGCAAACACACAAGGACGCGATGTTGTATTTGCACATGGAAGGGTCGCCGATGTTCGGCGGGTTCAACATTCCCGTCATTGTGAAGGCGTTGGGGTTGACAGATAAGGACGTCATCTTAGCTAACGCGACCGCGTTACGTGTCGGGTATTCGCAGGAACATTTAGCGGCGTTCTATACCGCATCCGATGTTGTGTTGAACGCGACGTTGGGTGAAGGGTTTGGTGTTTGCAGTATTGAGGCGCAAGCGTGCGGGACACGTATCATCACGTCGAACTGGACGGCCTCAGTGGACCTTGCCGGACCGGATTCGTTCCTGGTCGATGGGCAACCATTCTGGGATGAACCCCAAGCCTCGTTCTTTCAAATCCCGTTGATTCCTTCTATCGCGAACTCACTAGAGTTGGCCTACAAGGAACCGCGAGGAATCAGTCTCCCGTCAATCAAGTTCGCGAAACAATACGATGTGGAAAAAGTGTGGAAGAAGTATTGGATGCCCATGCTGAAAGACTTCTATGTCTGAACTTCAAGATTTCAAGAACATCCATGAGGGTGAAACCATTTGGGTGTTTGGTTCCGGCGCGTCGGTCGGGTTCCTGGACCCAGCGTTTTTCGATGACAAGATTTGTGTGTCAACGAACCTGGTGGCGGAACATCTGCCGTTGCAACAGTTCTATCTTTTCAGCCATTACCATCCGGCGGTGAACCGGCAGTTGTTGAACCCTGGGTTGTTGCATGCGTTCACACATGACTTGTGTTCGACACGTTGGTCAGGGACGGGATTCTATGGGGAAGGTGAGTGGTGTTTCGGTAACCCTCCACCAGAGAGTGTGACCATCAACAAGCTATCGTTCACCAACCCGTTGGGTTCAAGTTTCAACCCGTTCCACCATTCCAAAGATGATGAGCTGGTGTTCGGTTCGTCATCCATTCATGGGTCAATCCATTTGGCCGCATATATGGGCGCGAAGAACATCATGTTGGTTGGGGCTGACTGTGGGACGATTGATGGTGCCCACCGTGTCGATGGTTACCCTGTGGGGCATAACCCGTGGCAGTTGTATAACAACCATTTGATGACGATGAAAAAGTGGGTTGGGGACAAGTTTGGGGCGAACGTGTATTCGTTGAACCCGTTTGTGAACTTCAACCTCGAAGGCCACACGTTCCAGGGCGTCTAATGATTCCTAACATCATCATTCCGGTGTTGAACCGTTACGACCTGCTCCAAAGGCTTTTGGATTCGATTGACTTCCCGGTTGGGGATTTGCTCATCATTGATAATGGTGGGCAGGTGGATAGGTTGCGGTTCCCTGATTATGTTCTGAACTCGCACATTGTGCCGTTGCCGTCGAACCTTGGGGTGTCTGGGTCGTGGAATCTTGGGGTGAAGCTGTTTCCGCAGCACAACAAGTGGTTGTTTGCGTCGAACGATGCATGGTTTGGTCCAGGTGCCCTTGAGAAGCTGTGTGACGCCGGTAGGGACGAGATAGTCCTATCCGGGGACTTTCCCTTCTGGCACGTGTTCTCGGTCGGTGACGAGGCGCTGAGACGGGTCGGTTTGTTCGACGAGTCGTTATACCCGGCCTACTTCGAGGACAACGACATGAAACGACGTTGTGAACATTTTGGTGTCCCGGTCCGCAAATTGGATGTTGTTATCGGTCATGATAATTCGTCGACCATCAAGTCGGATGCGCGGTTGCAACAATTGAACGATGCGACGTTTGTGAACAATCGTGACTATTACGAGGGGAAGGTTTCCCGTGGTGATGTGTCCGAAGGTCGCTGGGATTTGGGCCGTCGTCGTGTGAATAGTTGGGACAAATAGAAGGACCCCGCCGAAGCGGGGTCCTTGTCGTGTTTCGGTTAGGCTGTGACTCTGATGGCGTTACCCTCGCGACTCGTGTTGTAACCGCTGGCCTCCAGTGCGGCTTGGGTGGTGACTAGCAGTTCTTCCTTGTTGTCGATGTAAGAGTCATCGAGGCCTGAATAGTTGACAAACCTGGCGACAATGTTGCCGGTGTTTCCTTGGACCTCGACGCCGGAGATGAAGTTCTTGGTGCCGCGTGTGCGGTACTGGTAGGGTCCGACGGCGTTGCGGACGATGCTTCCGATTGTGCTGGTTGTGACTGCCTTGGTGGTCATGATGTTCCTTTCGGTTGGTGTTGCCTTATGTATATAACTATACACACCACGAACACAAAACACAACTCATTCCACAACTTTTTTTTCGACTACCTGAACCGGTCCACCGGTAGAATAGAACCTGGAGGCTTCCCCTATGGCTATTGAAAACGGATATTGCTCACTTATAGACGTGAAGGCTGCGTTCAGAATTTCTGATTCCGTCGACGACGCACTCATAGAACTCACCATCGAATCAGCATCACGCGAAATCGACGGGTTCTGTGAACGCATCTTCTACAACGCCGGAACCGCAACACGCGTCTATATTCCCACCGACCCGTTCTACACAGAAACCGACGACCTCATATCGGTCGCCACACTAAAGACTTCCACCACCGGAGAATCGTTCGACAACACCTGGTCCGCCACAGGCGACTACCAGCTAGAACCGTTGAACAACATTTCAGGCGGGCTCCGCAACTACCCCACAACCCGCATCCGTGCAATCGGCTCCAACATTTTCCCACTATGGAACCCACGGAACACCAACTCGCATGAGGCGACCGTGCAAGTCACGGGCGTGTTCGGTTGGTCGGCGATACCCACCGCGGTCAAACAGGCTTGCATCATCCTATCCATGCGCGGATTCAAAAGATATGACACCCCATTGGGAATCTCATTCGATGAACTCGGAGCATTACGCGTCGGAAGAATCGACCCGGACGTTTCCAAACTTTTGTCACCCTTTCAGAAATTGAGAATGGCGTGAGCATAACAACAATTCGTGACGGGTTAGCAACAAACCTGGCCACCATTAGCGGGCTGAGAACAGCCGCCGAAATACCGGACCAGGTCAACCCACCGATTGCCGTCGTGCAACTCCAGTCCGTCGACTACGACGGGGCGTTCCAGGGCGGACTAACAACGTATTCGTTTCTTGTCACTGTCCTCGTTGGTAGGGCTGCGGAACGCTCGGCGCAAATCAAACTGAACGCCTATGCGTCAACCGGTGCGGGTAGCATCAAGGCCGCAGTGGAGTCAGACAAAACCCTCGGTGGTGAAGCTTACGATGTCCGCGTCGAGACGATGACGAACATCTCTGCGGTATCATTAGGGGGAGACATAAGTTACCTATCGGCAGATTTTGCCGTGACGGTTTACGCAAACTAAGGGGAAAAAGATGGCACGTTTCGTCGCCACAGACTATAACATTACAATCAACGGCACGGACTTTTCTTCCAGCATTGCCGCCGTGACTTGGGACATTAGCGTAGACGAGCAGGACACCACCGCTTTCGGCGGTTCCGGTTACCGTTCGCGCATTGGTGGACTAAAAGATGCGAGCATCACACTAGACTTCCACCAGGACTTTGGGGCTGCATCGATTGACGCCACCTTGCTCCCGCTGCTCGGTTCGAACGCGACTGTGGTTGTGAAGCCTACTTCGGGCGCTGTGTCGGCAACTAACCCGACATACACGGCTGAATTTTTATGCTCCTCCTATAGCCCATTTAGCTCATCGATTGGTGACTTGGCCACCGTTTCCGTTTCCTGGAACCTTGCTGGAACTGCGGGAGTCACACGCGGAACTGCGTAACGTGCTATAGACTGGCGTCATGAACTTCAGTCTAAACATTCACTATTCAGGTCAAGACACACCCAAACTGGTCACTGGTATCGCAGCGGACATTGTTGCGTTCGAAACCAAGTTCGACATGTCGATGTCGCGTCTCCAAAAGGATGCGAAACTCACACACCTTTTCTTCAGATCGGAA